GAGCGAATGAGAAGCACAATATCCTCTGTAAGTTTTGCCCGAGGACTCTGCTCTCCACGAGCTTGTCGCCCCTTATTTACCATATCCTGGGAATTATCTTGATGTGTCCCGGTAATTAGATGGGCTGGATTCACACAGCCTGGATTATCACAAATGTGCCGGACAACCTCTTTCGGCAACGCATTTGCAGCAATTCGGTGAGCATAGGCCCAGTGATTGTTATACCAGGAGACACCATAACCGGCTTTATTCTTGGCGCCTGTCCACATCTGGCAGGGTGATGTCTCCTCGGTCATAAAACTCCTTTAAAATTTCCAAATGTTCTTTGTCTTCTTGAATACGCTTGCGAAACCGGACACTCTTTGAGTGATTCAAAGACATGTCCTGGTTCTTTTCAGATTTCTTGGTTGTCTGCTGCTTTTTCATATAGCTTGTCAATGTGGTCATCCACCTTATCAATGAAGGCATCAATAAGGTCTTCACTTGTCACTTCAAGTAATTCAAGAAGTGTTATTTCATCTAGCTTACGAAGGGTTTCAATTAGCTCCAAGCGGTTCATATTCTAGTACACTCTCCAGCATCTTATTTACTTTATCCAAAACTTCTTGTTCACAATAGAAAGTTAATGTATGGTCTTTGTCGATTGCAAAATCAGACATAACCATGTTGGCACCAAAAGTGATGTAGTTTGGGGCACCAGTCCATTTAATTGATTGTTTCATACTGTTCCTCAAATGCTTTTACAAGCTCTGGATGCATATGAGGATACTGATCAGGAATACTCAACACCTTTGTTGGTGTTTCCTTGAACACGTCTTCTCCAAATTCTGCAACTGCGTTAATATAGTTTTCTTTATTTACAAATACAATTTCTTGTGCCCAGGCCAACAAGGTGGGCGTTAATGGAATTAATGCATCTCCCCAACTACCAGCGGCTCGTGTGTTATATTTAGGGGCATACAGACGTGCTGCGGTAGCACTGCGGAGGATGCCCATACTACACACAAAGAGTACTTTCTTATCTGGGCCTTGGTATGGATTGCTAACCACACCATAACGAGCCTGTCGAATCTTATCGCTTAGTGTTTGCGTCATTCTCTACCTCAAGACATTTTTGAATGAAATGTGCTGCCTTTTTCAAATCTTCAATACCACCTTTATGGCGCCACCTAGAGAGGTACTTTACTGCAGTACCATCGAGATAACCCAATCCCCAAGCAGTGATTACATCCCAGGGCTCGTGACCTTTGAACTGCTTGTAATGATCTCCAGCAATTTGAATGTCATTTGCATTCATAGATACTTTTCTTTCAAATAATTTAGGGAAACAAACATAGGATGGTAGTGGCCGTCTTTAACTTCATGCTTCATCCAGATTCCTCGGTCATAAGTGTTACCTTGTGGCCCTAGATAATCTTCGTTGTGCTCATAACAACTGCCACAGAAAAGCCCTAATACGGGTCGTCCGTCTGCTGCGACTTCTCTATGCATGTCCCAGTTTTGAACGTGTCCCATGGTGCAGGACATGTGTTTCCGCTGAACAAGCATTCTAGCTGAAGCGACAGGGCGACCAAGAACACCAGAGGTAAAGTAGTGACAGTAAGCAACACCGTCGATAACCACAGGCTGCAAGAATGGAATAACCTCCCAACCAAATTCCTCATACTTTAAGTCTTTGGTTGAGATGGTTCCATCAAGCTTTGCATCGTTTTGGACCACGCGCTCGATGCGGTTTTCATGGTTGCCCATTGTGAGTACAAGCCTGGGTACATATTGCGAATGCTTTGTCTTACGCATTTTGGCATTATAGTCGCTGATCGGTGCCAAGAGTGCTTCCATGCCCTGATGTGCTGCCTGAATGTCGGCTTTATATCGCCTACCTTCAAAGTCTCGCTTGCCCACATCATAAGAAGACAAACTAGGCATATCCGCAAAATCCCCGATACAAACCACCACATCTGGCTTTTTAGCCACGATGTAGTTTCCCATAGCGGTAAGAAACGCTGTGTCGTTTCCTTGCTTGAATTGAACATCAGGGATTATGAGGTGTTTCAAGTTTAAACCTATCTATACGTAATTGTAGAATATCAAGGTAATCCGTCATTGACATCCACTGTTCTTGGAGAAGATTTTGATCTACTAAGGAGAGCTTTGTATACGAAGGAGTAGTTTTAAACTTAGTGAGGCTGTCTAGTTTAAGGAAAAGCTCCGCTGCTTCATCAACTACTCTTTGCTGGTAGGGTCGGTACTTAATCATTTAAAGGAAGGTTTAGTTGACCGAGGTCTACTTGTTGTTCCACCGGAACAACCCCGTAAGCTGCCGACAAGCCAGTTGCCATTAGGAAATTTAATCCAAATTGCAGGATGGCTTGTGTCTGCTTTTCATCAAGAGAGGCAGTAAATTGGAGAGAGCCATCAGCATTCTTAACAGGTACATCAATAATCATCGTTGTTTTTCTTTCTTTTCTCTAAGAGTTTTTGCCTTATGGCAGGGAGTACATAGGACTTGGAGGTTTGCCTTGGCGCAGAATAACCCCTCAATAAAGGCATCCCAGGTAGTGAAACCATGAATACCAATGATTGGGGTGATGTGATCGACCTCGACTTGCTTTGCTGGAAACTCATTATGACATGCGGCGCATCTGAAATGCTGTGCAATGCGACCAGTCGTTGCATTAATCTTTTTCTCTGTCTTAGCTTCATTTAGTGTTTCATACTTTGGGGGATAGCGTCTACTCCCCCCTCGAAGCACTGCAATAATGAACGCTTTCTTCCTCGCTGGGGTCCACGGCTTTTTCTCGGTCATCTTTCCACATACCTCCAGGCTCTCGCCATATCCAAAGACATTTAGCGGTCATTGCAAATTCTTCATAGCAGGAGAATTTGTCTCGAACAGCCCAGTAATATTCCTCTTCCGAATTACATGCGTCCAGAATGTTTTTGGCTTTCTTTGGCCCGATTCCAGGCACGCCTTTAATTCCGTCAGCGGTGTCACCAATAAGACACTGATAATAAAAGAAACGAATAGCTTCTTCATTTGTAACGTAGTATTTTTCTTTCTTTACGAAGTTGTAATGGTCGCCCGGTATCATATCTAAATCCTTGTCGATTGTACATATGACCACAGGCTCCTGCCTACCACGAAGTTCCATTTGCCGTACACCCAACATATCATCTGCTTCACAGCCCTGTGACCACTGGGCACCCCAAGACTCAGTCAGGAATCGCTTAACTTCCTTTTCCCAGCGTGGGCGTTTAGCGGTGATCCGATTGGCCTTGTACTCTGGATACACACCATATCGAAAGTTGTTATTTCCTGATAACCAAAGCTCAACATCCTCGCTACCAAGCGTCTGACAGATGTCCCGTATGATACACTCTGAGCGGGCGTTGGCAACAAACTCTTCATCATCTTCGGCACTAAAAGCCCCTCTGAAGCAAATAATGTCCGCGTCTAGGAGTAGTTTCAACCAAAATCCCTTCCACCAACTTTACTTGTAAGAGTGGCTTCCACTTCCCAAGTTGTTAAAGTTTTTCTGATAAACCTAATCTTCACTTTATACCCTTTGTTCCAGGCCCATATATAGGCTGCATCACGAAACCGTTTAACGTCTTTGGCATCAAGCGGGTGGGTTCGTACAAAGTCCCCCACCCGTTGAAGGTTTTCAGTAAACGAATATTTATTCTTAGGAAACTGGTGGGTTATCTCCGTCCAGCGTTCGTGGGTCACTGAGGGATGTCATTGTCCTGCTGGAACAAATCAGCTTCTTGGTTGCCATACACAAAATCAACAAACTGCTGTGCTGTCACAAGCAAATCTTCCACTGATACGTTTGCATTAGCAAACTGAGGATGCTTTGAGAACTCAATAGCAGAACTAATTGAGCTTTGCTTGATGATGTACATCTGCTTAATCTTCCGCTCTTCAGCGGTTTCATAAGTACTCACTGACGTTCGTCCTGCGGGAGCAGGCTTACCATCAGCGACAGGAGCGGCGTCGTTAGTCGTCGGGACAATTTTCGCCCATTGGTTGAAGCCTGCATCATTCTTCACAACCTCTACATCATATGTTTCACCTGACACCATCTTACGCACTTGAGCAAAGATAGCTGGGTTGGAGAAAGACATTATCTTCTGTGTACGGTTTTGACCATTGGAAGTGTATACCACTTCTGCCTTGTCATACTTGTTCTTACCGTTACGAACTTCTTCAATCTTCACTTCTTGAATCACAATTTTAAAGGCCATTATTTACCTCTTGGTTAAGTTCTATTTCAATAATTTCATGATCAGCCACACTCTTACTTAGGCTGCTTCTAAATCGTTCGGCTGCTTCTTTGCTGTCAAAGACTGCCTTGGGCGCACTATATCCCTCATAGGGATAGAAAGAGATTACAATAAAAAGTTGCATTACTAATAGTTTACCACACTAGTTCTTTCATGTCAAGTTTGTTCATCCCGGTCTGGATTTCGCACGTTAAGGGCAAGCTAAAGGCATAGCCAAAAGACTCCTGACAAAGCCTTGGAACAGCCTCGACTGCTTGTTTCAGTAGCAGGGCAATTGCTTGTACATTCTGACTAGGACAATCTACTACAATGGAGTCATGCACCGTGCCAACCATGACAAATTCCAAACCGCTCTCTTGTAGCAGTCGATAAGCATAAATGCGGGCAAGCATAACAAGGTCTGCTCCGAAGCCTTGCACCGGGTAATTCTTAATTGTGGTAAGAGGCCAATCCCAGTCTCCACGCTTAAGAACTGGTTGAAAGGCGTAAAACCTGCCAGATGGGATGGTGATGTAGCCATTGCGTTTAACCTCAACTAATAGTTGGTCGTGCCATTTACGGATGCCTTGATACTTCTCATAGTAGCGGTCAATTACTCCTTGCCAGAAGAGTTCGGGTCGTCGGAATCCTTTAGTGTCCACTCCGGCAAAATCCGGGTCGTGAGCATAGCTGTATGCGCTTCCTCCATAGATGAGTCGGAATTTAAAAATCTTGGCAACCAGTCGTCCTGGTTTGCCGTCTCCAAGAGAAAAAGCTTTTCGGTTTGCATCATGTATATCTACCTTGTCGATAATTTCTTGTCGCAATATTGGGTCGCCGCTTAGTTCTGCAGCAACGACCACTTCCAGGCCCTTCACATCTACGTTCAAGAGCATATCAGTATAGTTTCTCCCCTTTAACTACAACCTCAAACAATGCAATACGGTCTTCTTTCTTTAACAGATTTAATTTCTTTGCTAGCTCAGTAGCTGTCACCCACTTGCTAAACTGGTCTTGGTCGCTAACAATAATGTAGTTCACCAAGGCTTCATTAATTTTTTTCTTAGCAGAGAACCAGCTATTAACTTCGGGTTCACCATAAGTTTTATTGTCTTCTCCACCAATCTTCCAACTGGTTTCCCTTAGCTGCTTGTATGCTGCTTGTATATCCTCTACAAATAGCACAAAGTCTACATCAGTGGTGGTTACAGGTGGGTTGCAGATATACCTACTACCTGTAGGCCATGCTGCTAGGTGAGCACACTCAATGTTGTTAAGCATAGCGGCTGATGAAGAACTGATCAATTTCTGGAGGAATGTTTTGCATGTTTGGTGCAGAGCTACTAAGCCGACCTGTGACAGCTACGTTTTGGTTGTATTGTCCATGCACTAGGTTGTCTGTCCATTGGAACTTATCAAAGAGTTTGAAGATTGATTCAAGCATCTCAACCACCTTTGTCTTCGCGCTACGTTCAAGAAGATGGGCCACAACTTGCTTGCCCTCTTTACCACCGCCGGAAAGCGAAGACAGCGTAGGTAAATCGGTTTGGTAATACCTTGTTGTTGCCTGCTGATCTCCCTTCGTCTTTTTAAGCTCAGTTCCCGAGAGAGGCTTAAAAAGCTGTGGGAAAGTAACACATTCTTCGAACCACGAGTTCTTGATGTAAGACTCACCCTTCTTCGCACCAGATTTGTAGACGGCTGGTTCACTGATGGCCCAGTCAAAGACTAATGTGCCCCCGTAAAGAAAACAAGATAGATGGTCGCCACTATCCCAATTGAAGCTACCATGCTGGATAGGAGGAAGTCGTTTCGCAAGTTCCAGCTCAATTGCAGCCACTTGTTCTTTAAGTGTAGCCAAGTAAGGTGTAGCCGCAGCAGTGTCGAATAGTAGGCCACTACGCTCGATATGTGCCAGCACCTTAAGGTCTTCCCCCATGAGGTAGACCAAACGCTTTTGTTCATCTGTTAAGAGCCCCTGTTGAACCAGAAAGAGTTTTTCAGTTTGGATGACATCCCATTCATTATACTCCTGTAGAACAGGTAGAGGGATTTCAGTGGTTTGATAACCAGCATCCCAAAGTTCTTTAACGAGGTCTTTCTTTGTTTCAAGTCCATAGCGCTCCAGGCATTCGTTGAGGGATATAAATTGAGCTTTCTGCCCTGTGTAAACATGTTCGGCTAACTGGCAGTCCCATATTTTTACGTCATGAGGATATAAGTGAGAGCACCAGTGGTGGTCAAACTTAAAAGTAAACCCAATAAGAATAGTGCCAACTCTAACATGCTCCAAAACTGAACAGAAGTTAGGATCAGTGTAATACCCAAAGCGAAGACCGCTAGGAGAAGTATGAGCATATGAGACTACTTTGTTTCTGGGATCAAATGCGTGGCCCTTGTTGTAGGTTTGTGTCTCACAGTCCAGGCAAACGTAATCTGTTGATAACTTCATTTGCAAAGTTTACTAGAAATAAAAGTCAACCCATAGCATCTAATACTGTATAGTTATTTAGCGTGCTCATCACATAGGGTTTTTACCCATCCAAAAGGATTTCGTTCCTCTCCTGGCTTCCCACAAACTTCACAAAGTTTATAGCTTTCATCTTCTGCAAGCTGAATCCTCTTAAAAATATCGTCTGTGCCCTTTCCAATATAAAACCGAAGGCCACCAAACTTTTCCTTGACTTGATATACCTGACCATCCCAGCCAAGAGAGAACAGGTCATCAATAAGTCGATGTACTAACTTATGCCAACCAGCACCTACACAACCTAACACATGTTCTCTGGATGCTGGCTTACCAGAAAACCCCCAAGTCATTTCAGTTGAATTTGATGACATCAATATACCTCGCAATTAATGGCTCTATTAGCACCTCAAAGTGCCCATGACGCAAGTCAGGCATCGAATCTTTATCACCAAGCAGCTTGTTCTTAATCACTGTGAGATAGCGCGCATACTGTTGTGCAGGATCGTTAGATCGTCCGATGCCGAGGATAAAGTCTGCTTCAGCTTGTTTAGCTGTCTTTGCATTAGCGACATGCTCCATGGTGAGGCGCCTAACCCCTTCGGCTGTCCCATCAGCTTGACATACTCCAATTGCTGCGTGGCTACCCTTAGCGAGTTCTCTAGCCCATTGATATATAGAGCCAAGTCTGAGGTCTTCTCTGTCATTCTGAAATCCTTTAATTTTATCAATCTGGTCGTAAACCACTAACGATGGGTTCAGTTGCTCGACAATGCGCTCAACATTACCACGGCTAATTAAAGCCGAATCAAACAGCCGAAAGCTATTTCCAACCTCTTGACGAAACCTGTCTCGATACTTCTTTACATTGGAGAGGATGACATCACTACTGACACCAAAGTAGGCACAGTAGACACGGAGCATTACTTTCCATCCGTCTTCCTCGTTGTTAAGCCAAATTATGGGGCCAGCATTCTGGCCTCCACTAAGCATCTCCGTGATTTCAGAAGCCAGGAAAGTTGTTTTGCCTGTCTCTGGTCGCGCGAAGATGAATCCGAAATCTCCTTTTCTAAGGCTGCCAAGGCTTTTGTTAAGGCAATCCAGACGCCATCTAAGTCCTGTGTCGTAGACGTGGTTGGAGAGGAGTTGTTCAAGGTCATTGTCTACCTCTGGTAATGTGGTTTCAACACGATCTGTACGCCCCCAATTCTTCCAAAATTCGGTAAGGTCTTCTTCTGTTTTGAAGCCTTGACCCACTTGGAAAGCAAGCTCAGACAGCTTTAAAGACTTCTTCCTGGTGATGGTTTGATTTAAGATATCCAGACCTACATCTGGCGTTATCTCAGCCTTGTAAAGCTGGTCAAACAAAGCACCGTAAATATTCTTGTCTGAGTCTGGGTATGTCGCCCAGAAGGAAGCAGCTAGATCATCGAGTGTGAAGGAATGGGGGAGTCTTTCATGCAAAGACATGAGACACAAGTACAAGAAAGAAATTTCACGGAAGGTGTCTTTAATGTGTTTAATGTCTATGAATTCTTTGTACTTGTTATAGTTCTCTTTATCTAATAGTACTTTTAATAGTATTAGTTCATAGTTAAATATAAGAATATCCTTTAATGTATTAGTCTACACCTTTTTCTTGAAGTTGTCAAGTTCTTCTTGAGGAACCTGTGTCAACGGGCCGCAGACAATGGTTTGTCCTGCTTCGTTCATCACAAAGCCTCCATTATGATAACATGCCTGCAACAAAAAGTCAACTCCTTCTACTTGTCCAAGCGTCCTACCGACAGTTTCCCCTTGATGATGGGCAAAGAGAGAGCATCCTATCAATATGGATAGGGCAAGAAGGCCCTTAGCAGGCCGATACCAGCGTTTTCCAGACCACTTGGCTAGGGTGGTAGCCACAGCCCACTTTGTTTCGCTTAAACGGATCATTTCATTAATGCCTTTAATGCGTTGGGAAAACGTGATAGAAGGCTATTATACATGGCCTGCACCACATCTCGTGTCTCTTCTTGTGTGTGAGGATCAAGACGTAGGTTACAAACCCGTGCCCAAGCAGCCAGGCTTCCTGTCCACCACCACTCTGTCATCATGTTTTGAGGCAATACCATACGGGCTTGTTCAGGAGCTACCCCACGATTAAGTAGGTCATTATATAGACCGAGACAATCCTCAATCACTTGCTCAGGATAAAGGCTTGTAATTAGTTGTGGGTCCACAGTACCATCACTTCCTTGTTTGGCATTCACTGGCCGACCCCTCCAGGAATCCGGGAAGAAAAATTCAGGTTCTTCATCTACATAACGACGAGATACCTCATTCCACACCAACCCAACTTGATGCTTCCCTAATTGTCGTGCTATGAAGATTGGGGCTTTAATTACAAAGGTAGCGTTGACATGTCCAAAGGGGGTCCAATGTCCATGAGAAGCCAAGTAGTTAATGAGTTTAACATCGCGTTCTGCAATGTTGCCAGGGACTCCCCCACATCCTTCTACCAGAGGCTTCCACTCACTTTCTTTGTGGAAACTCACACGAGCCGCATTAACAATATCAAGCTCTGTACCATCTACTTTACGTAGAACAACATTACATTTTGAGATTTTCATTAATTTCCTTAAAAAAATGTACTGGGATTAAATACCCACCACAGGGGATATTGGAGAGTCGTTTAGGGCTGTATAAACAAAGGACATACGCCTCTTTAGTAGCAATCCACCAACTACTATAGTCGTCTGGCCAGCCAGCATCTTTGAAGATTTGCTTGTGTTTGTAGTCTACTACATGGGGGCCACCAGACCAAAATCTTTTGTAATAATGTTTCCAGTGGTCATCTAAAACATATTTAAACACTGCTTAATCTCAGTAAAAGAGAGGCTTTTAGGGTCATTGTCTGTAACTACTGTACGAACAGGACAACCCACAAGGGCCTGCAAACCCACTGCCTTGCGCATGATCGTCCCTGCCTGATCCTTATCTAACCAGAGGACAACAGGCCGTTGCTCTTGCATCAGGTAGTAAACATGACAGGGATGCCAGTTTACACCAAACAAGGGCATTGCTATGTAGCCAGCATTTGCGATTTTATGCGCGCTAACCAAGTCCTCGCACAATACAATTTTGTCTTGTGCTTCGGGATTGTCGCTGCCTGGGGCAGCTCCGACAATTTCCGCGTGTCGGTGGGAATCTCCCCATACATACCATTTTCGTGGCGGTCGTTCGGGTAGGGCCATTCCCAACTGGGAGGAGTTTCCGACATATCGGCCGATTGAAAATTGCGTGGGGGAACCGACAAGGAACACGAGTCTTTCTTCTGAAGGAGAGTAGCCAATTTGGTCTTTCCAATAGCTCCAGGGAAGCCCATACTGAAGAAGCCACTTGAGGGCTTGTGCTGGAACTTCTCTGGTGAAGTCACTAGGAAGCAGAGCTTTTGCGACATTTAGTTCCTTTAATCGTGGAACATAGTGCTTAGGAAATTGATGATAATTACAGGAGAAGCAATGAGCAGACCCGTCAGGCCATACGACAAGATTATCTCCCCGTGAATCAGCACCACGTTCCCTACATCGTGGACAAGGTTCTTCACGCTTTTGGCTCATTATATTCAAAGATGAACAAGGTGTTCCGTCCTCTACCATCTGACCGATAGTTTTTATTCCTAGCCTTAATACCACGATAGACAATGGTCCATTGCGGTTGTTTCAGGAACCACTCCATCTCATCATTTTGATCAGGACCAAAGATGATGAGGTAGGTGTTTTTGGTATTTTTAAGTCTCTTTTTATTACTAGTATCTTCCGTAAGTACAACCGTGCCTAATCTGTAGGAATATTCACGATGAACAAGATCACTAACAGCACAAGTAATTAAACTCATTCTTAAGCCCTCGGCTTAGTCATTACAACAGTTAATGGGCCATTCTTGGTTTGGATGGTTTCCCGAAGGGTCTGTGATGAATCCAGCTTTGTAGCTTCCCCACGATAGAGCGCAATGCCCTTGGGATTAGTGATTTTCTTTACCTTAGAAATATCACCACCCCACCAACTACCACAGCATGAGCAGAAGGTAGCACCAGGAGTGTTCCAGGTTTCGTCCATGTCATACATCGTTGTCTTCCTCGAAGAGAGTGTCTTGTTCATTCCAATTGTCTTCATCATCGGGTGCCTCAAACGGGCTAAGGTCCGGTCGTCCCCTGGTGGGGATGTTCAACCCATCAAGACATTTGTTACATGTTTCCATAAACTCATTTGTCACGGCATGACGGAGGGTGCTTTCGTAATCCGAAAGCAGGCGGTTGCAGCAGTCACACCTCATGTGTTGCGTCCCCAGATTTGAACAACATTTCCTGTTTCGGAACTCTTGAAACTATCGAAGAAGTGCCAGCCACAAGCTTCAAGAATCTTAATCTGGGGGATATTATCTTCCCTTACTGTGCAAAGCATGTAGTCATACCCAAGAGATGCTGCTTTCTCATTACTTTTGACGTGCTGTACTTTTCCATATCCCACGCCCTTCTCATAAATTAGAGCATGGTTTTTAACAACAATCTGGTTACTACCAGGGAAAGGATTCAATTCATAAAATCCATACTTAGATATAAAACGCATCACTTGTTCTCCTGTGCTGCTTTCCAACAATCTTGTAACCAAAGTTTGGTTCCAGCGTCAGGCTCGACAAAGGAGGACTGGTGCAACCACTCTTCAAACGTAAGCTTCTTTAGGGGAGGACAATTCTCACAGCCCCTACCATTAGGGCCTGTTCGTAGGGGATTGCCACAACACTCTTTCTTTACAGCTTCAAAAGCTTTATTGATTCCATCCTTCCGACGGATGTAGTCACCAAGGGTTTTATCAACAAAGCCCAGTGGATTAACAGGATTAACCTGTTGTCCAGGCTTGTGTTCAGGATTGGTTTGCTTGTGTGCAGGGACAAAGGCAGTGAGTGTGGTACGCATTATTTCTTCTCCAAGTTAAACAGATTAATCAAAGCATTAGCATACTTGTCGAGAGTGGTCCCCATCAGCCCGTTAGTATTCATTATTATCATCACTTCCTTGTTTGGCACGGTGCATTTCAATAACATTATAAGCAAACGTGAGGAGTTGTTCTGATGTTGCTGAGTTCTTCATTTGGTTGGCTAGGCGACTAATCACCTGTACATTTCCTTTGATGTATCCAAGTTCAGGAATAATTTTGTCTATGGAACTGTTGCTGTCTAAGTAACCTTGCCCAAGATGGTGTGTAAGCTCCATCCCAAGATAGGGGCAATGTGTGGGAATCACAATATCTTCCAACTCCAAATTAAAAGGAAGACCTTCTTTTGTGGCCCGCTCTTTAGTTTTACTAAGTAGTTTCTTTGCTCGATTCTCTGGCGCTGCATAATACTCTCGTTGTTGCGCCAACATATCTACCTTATTAGATAAATAATACTGTTTACGATACTGCTGTTGGTGTACTTTTACGTGACCCTTGCTATAGTATTCTTTTTTCTTTTGTGAAAGAATTTCTTTATTCTCAAAACGATACTGAAGACAGCACGCTTTGCAGTAAGGATTATGCCCATCTTTACGGTCTTTGGATTTATTAAAGTCCGTAAAGAGCTTGGTTTGTTTACAGTTTGCACAAGTTTTCATGGTAGTTGTAGTCCTTTCTTAATGGAATTAATGTCTACAACTATATTATACACTAAAATCTCTTTCGTGTCAAGCCGTAATAATCAATAATTGCATTTGCATATGAGTCGCATGTCGAATTTATGATTCCTGGTCTACTGTTCACTTCGAGAACATAGCATTGATTGCGCTTCTCATTGTAGATAAGGTCCACTGCCCCATACTGGTAACCCAATGCTGCAACAGCACGAATAGCGAGATCGGCAGCGCCATTAGGAGGATTAACCCCATCACGAGAATAGATATAACCGTTGTGCAAATTACGGATACGAGTGTCACGTTCATCTTCATTGAATTCGCGCTTCTTCTTCTTTTGTTGAATGTCAATTACGTCGCTGCCAAAAACGTGAAAGCGGTATTCGGCTTTCTTGGGAATGTACTCAGTGTAGAGCGGAGCGCGAGGTATGTGCCCTCCGCTTGCTGGTTCAAATTCAACAATTCCTCTTCCGTTAGTTGCATTAATAAGTGTACGGGCAAAAACTGTCTTGCCAAGCTCTCCGACATTCGCACTCGTGAGTGTAAATCTTGGGCAAGAAATTCCTTGTTCAGTGAACTTCTCAAACTGTTCCACCTTATTCAAAGGGCGTTGGGTGACAAGAAAATGCTGGCGGACGCTCTGTGATCGTCCTTGCCGCAGGACGTTCCCCTTACGGGAAACAACTGCTCGTCGCGCAGGAAGAATCTTCGGAGAAGCACGTCGATAAACAGGGCTCTCCACCTTATCTACCAGAGCACGTTGAAGGGCTTTTGCAAACTTGCTGCCAACAGGGTTGACAACAATATCAAAGGGCTTAATTGAGGGCATATTGGTCTATTGCTACCGGGTAGGGTTTCGGGTTGGAGATGAATGCTGTTGCTACAGCCGTCTTATCGTTGAACAGGTTACTACGAATTGCTGTGACATACCCCTCCCACCAAGGTGTGGCAACCATCTCCATCACCTCAGTCTCAGTCTTGTTATACACAAAGAAATGGCACACAACCCTACCTGCCAATGATTCATTGGGGGCAAGGAAGGCACCATACACATGCCATGTACGGCAATTAGCAGATTTATTCGCCGGCTGGTAGTCCACCATCTCAAACATCTGCTTGCGATTGGCACCACAGATACCCGACACTTCTTCCACTGCCTTGAGAGCGTCTTCCCGAGTCATGTGGTACTCAGGACATTTAGCAATCAGTATCTCTGGGAGCAAGAGGTCTACCTGATGGTCCAAGGATTCCACATATCCACGACTCCGTGGAACATCTGGAGTGTTGTTTGTATGAGCGATGCCGAAGTTGTGGTAGGTTTTGACAACTTTGGGAAACATGGGTTCTACCTTCGTATCCACCCTGTCCCAATTATTTCCTTTAATGGTTAGAGCAACGTGCATGTAGGGTTCCAACAAGACTGGAAGACCATCCAGAGCTACATCCTGACGCTGACATGCCGCCTGGATAAAGGTGTTCTCACTGGCCCAATAGAGAGTACCTGCCTTTGATTTGGCAAGCCACAGAGGGCGTTCGTTGTTGCGAATCAAGTTGAGGGTGTGTGTCTCCGTGTTGAACCATGCCAGGGCATAGGCTGCCTGTATCTTGCCAAGAGCATCTGCAAGAGTGGGCTCCTCGGCAATTATGTGTGCTAATGCCTCGGTGTCAACCTCGGTGTTCTTCACACCCTTATGACAGCCACGCCAAGTACCATTCTGCACCAAAACAATCTTGTCATCAATCCAGAATGGGTGGGCATTCTGGTCCACGATGTTACCACGAGTGGCAGCACGATTGTGCCCCACAGCAAACAATCCATCACGGACAAGCTGATTCTTGAACGACTTGAATTCCTTGGTTCCCAAGAAATCCGTAGCTGTGGAGGCTTCTTTGTGTATTAGCACATTGCTATGCTTGTCCACCCCAAAAACCCCAGTTGAGTCAAATCCTCGCAACTGGTCGTAAAACAACATCTCCGTAAAAACATCGGCTTCCGTTTGGGTGAAGCCGTTGTTACAGGAAGAAGCAACCCCAATAATTCCACACATCAGAGAACCCTCGCTTGCACCACGTCATTGGCGTTTACATGAACATCATCGAAGATTTGAAACCCGGCCGGAACGTGGTCAAGCTGTGCCCGCACACGGTTTATTTCCGCCATTTGACGGTGTATCGCATCTATCTCGGCTCGGCCAAACATCCTCCCAACCTTCTTCACCATAGGTGTATCACCATCAAGCAAACCATACTTCACATCCAAAACACCTTCTTCCAAATAACGCTCGTAATTAGGCATGTTGAAGAAGACGGATGCCTGCTCCTTGAAGATCACAGAGAGGATGGTTTGGTATTCCGAAGACACATTAAGCTGTGTAATCATGGCCTTGATGGCTTCCAGAGTGTGGGCCTGCACAAAGGTATAAATCTGATTAATCAGACGACACCATTGCAGGATGCGTGCCACATCACAATGCCCCGCCATATGCCGCCATTCTACAGTGCCTTGTGTGTACAAAGGCAACAGGTTGAGGGCAGTGTACTTCTGCCATGAGCGGAACTTGGTGTGGTCGTGATCGTCCTTCAACACCTTGTAGGTGAGGTTGGTTTGATGCCAGGGAACACAAAAGATATTCTTATCCCGGTCATCACCCACCCACATAAACAGCAGCTTTTCAAGCAACTGGTACACCAGACACAGGGATTGTATCTGTTCCCACTGCAAAGGAAGGCAGTTGGTGTGCACATGGATACTCGTGCGCTCCGAATAATTATTGACATCAATCGGATTCTTTTTGAAGAACATCTCCAAGCAATAGGCAAGATTGCTGTACGTCATTGGAGCCGTAATGAATTCCATTCCGTTGTTGCGGAGAGAGCCATCCCGGACACAAGACATACCGGGCACCTTCCATGCCTCGGCATCACCCACGCCCTCAATCTCCAGCTCCACACCATACAACAGATGTGGTGTGCCCACAGGAAGGGGAAGGGCCTTTGGAAAGTTCTTGGGCAGAGGGTTATTCAGCCCAGACAGTTCATGTAATGTAGGCATTAGGAAACCTTTATCGGAAGGTTGTTACGACGGATGGTGTCAGACAGTTCTTGGGCAATCATAGGATTACTAAGAATAATCTCATTGTTGTTGACCAACTCTCCCACAGGATGGTTGTAAAAGTACACCTTGTTTGCCACGAGGGCGAAGTACTGGCTAAGGACAAATCCCCGAAGAGTGCCATCTAGATAGCTTCGGAAGGACTTCCCCTGCATTATGGGATTAAACACATCCTCCAACAAGGCTAGGGAAAGGTGACCCTCAGTGAGCTTGCCAAGAGAATTGCTCTCCATAACCATTGTGTTCTTGTCAGAGATACCACGACAAAACTGCTTCGCAGGTATCCGTTGCAAAAACACAAGCCCACTAGGGCCGTAAAACCATCCCCGAGTGATGGGAAGGAACTCGAACTGCACGTCAGTCCCAGCATAGGCAAAGAACTCACCCGTGCTGGTAACAAACACAACCCGTTCTTGGTCCACCCTTCGGATGTAGCTCAACACCTTCTGCTTCTTTTCAGGGTGGAGAAACCACCCGTAAGACTGCGAATAGCGTTGAACAAAGTCGTCCCTGTTATACCGGGTAAGCGTGTCAAGCATTAAAACACCATAGGAATTGAGTACTTGTCAATCAAATGCCGTGCAGCGGCAGAATTATTCTTGTTAATGGCATCCAGGATTGCTTGTTGATCTTCTTCGACGGGCAAGTGCTCTGCGTCCAGAGCAAGTCGAGTGTTCTGGTAAACCCAGGATACCAATTCAGGGCGGAAAATCCAGAAGTTGGAGAGGGTGCGATATTCCACACCATAAGCCTTCGGACGGAATGCCCCGGCCTTGCCATAAAGCTTCTTCCGCAAACTACCGCTGTCCATCAGTTGCGAGGGCACACCCAAGAACAAATCACACCGACGAATCAGTGCTTCCCGGTCAAGGTTGGTGGTGTCTGTACCAATGTGGACATGCCCACCGCATGAGCGGAGTGTGGCATCAGCAGCCTTCGGGCGGGGGTTCATCTTGTGGGTCCACGCATTGAAATCGGGATCACACCCAAATTCCAACGCACGCGGGTCTTGCAACTGGTCTTCAGGGAAGAACGCAGCAGAGTCCTGGGAGAATGATAGACCCTGTTGCTGCACCATCTGCAACAAATGCCGCATTGCCAACGTGATGTTGTTAACCAAGTCTTCTGAAGACTGACTGGCTGGAATGTTGTATTCCAGAGCCACGTTGTCCTCTTGAACGGCAAAGCCGGGGCCAATGGGCAACGCTTGTGGCTGCATCTTACTACCACCAATACGACCAACGGCAGAAATCAGACTACCAGAGATGCTGTCAACCAGGAAAATCTCAGGGTCAGCGCCAACGAAAAGAGGTTTCATTTAATGTCCTTAATCAATTCAACTGCAACCAAAACACCGTCATGAAAAGTGGCTCGTATGTTGTCAGAGCCTGCCTTACAAACGGACCACCAAGTATCTGATGCATGGGTTTCTGCAGGAGCGGAGGGAACTTTGTCCTCATTACTTGCTCTTGCAAAACGATATTCGATCTTCATGGCGTTTTAAGCGTAAGTCTAAACGCCTCCTTAGGTTTTGATGATGTAAAGGGTGTTCCTGGAACTACCGGGATGCACATCATTCCGGCAGTCAATAGACTTGTAAACGATGTTTTCTTTCGGGATGTTGTGTTTCTTCATTAAATCTTCTAATTGGGTAAACGAAGTTCCGTAGGAACAGATGAACAGGTGGTAGTCCCCCGGTGTAGGGGTGAACACGGCGGAGACCCGATAACCCTCTCGGGAAAGGTTCCATTGCCTAATCATATCACCGGCTTCAGGCGAAGACCAAGAACATCATCACCAAGGGTGACGTAATCAACCACAGTATTTTCAATTGGTAGCACCTTGTCCTTATCTGGATTGAGCATCACAGTGATGCCAACATGAACACACTTCTCCAGTCCGGAATGGTAGTCCCAACCTGCATATTTATATGGGGCTGGATTGTTGAAATCATCCATGCTGTAAGCCATACGAGCCCCGCAGCATCGACACAATTCCCACACCCACCAACCAGCCCCCTTTTCCTTGTTTTGGAAGAAGGGATGCTTCTGGTCGTAGAACGCCCTGGTGGGAATGTTGGTATTGGCGAAAAATATGTCAGTAGATGGCACTAACTTTCTCCTGAAAAACTTGCTTGATGTACCCAGTTGCTGGTGTCTTGTCACTCTGCATCTCAGGATGCCATTGGATGGCAAGCCCATTAACATCATTAAACCACACCATTTCCGGTTCCTGTTGATGATCCACAGAAGTAGATTCATCAAAGTAAACCTTGCTCAACAACTGATCGGGAGGAACTTCACCCAAGATTTCATGCTTGGTGTTTCCCGGCACCATCATTTGATGGTGCAGGCTATTCACCACATATTCCTTTCCTTGTGGTGTCACCATCACATGATGCGGACCAGCATGACCGGAAACATGTTGCATGAGGTAGCCACCGGCCAATGCACACAGCATTTGAGCACCACGACACACCCCAATGATGGGAATGCCGAGAGTCTTTGCCTTCTGCATCATGCCCCACTCAACTTGATCGCGGAATGAGGGTGGGGTGCTAGCACCGCTGAACTTTCCAGGTGATCGACCGTAATACTCCGGGGGAATGTCTTGACCACCCCAGACCAAGAGCACGTCACCGTGCTTCAGGATGTCTGGATCATTCGACGCCTTATAACCATTAAAGACATTAAAGGTATCGAACGGGTAGAAGTCCTTGTAGTAAGCCGAGACAAGTCTCATTCTGGCAACAGACCTTTCGAGGAGAATTTGGAGATGGTGGTATTCAAGGCAGCCTCCGGGATGGGGGTTTGGTATACCCATTTGGTTTCTGAAATGAGGACAATGCAGCCCGGCTTTTGATGGGTTATTAATGTCGCTAATGACTTGGCAGAATCTTCATCGTCTGCCCAATAGACAGGACAGGGGTCTTCTCCCGGACGTGTGATTTGCCCAACACTGGGGAAGGCGTGCCCATAAGCAATGAAATCTCGGCCAGTGACTGGGTGACGGAACATCATGTCCCGAACTCGCGGCGAGTGAAGTGTGATGCAAAAACGTTTCATTTCACATTCTTTCTGGTGAGTTGGAAGGGTGTTGCAACTTGCAGTTCCTGTGTGTCATCCAACAATATCTCAATGAAATGTGGCTTGTTAGACACCCAGATTACTTGCTTTAATTCGTCATATACCTTGGTGATTGTGGCCTTTCTTGTTGTTCCAACAATGCGAACTCGGTCGTCTTTCCTGAATGGATTGTGCTGGTAGGCACGCTCAAACAAACGCTCCTGAAAATCGTCATCCGCAGGATCGAGCTTACGGCGTTTTGCCTTGCTCTTTTCGCTGGGCGATAGTGTTCTGGAGACAATCTTGTACGTTATCATTGATCCATTTAGCCTGTTCTTCCTTGGTGATGCACCGATAGAGCTTCCCTGGTGCCCATCGTGCCCACGGCTGAACGTGTGGGTTGAAGTTGTCCTTTAGTTGGAGTAAAAAGTGTGTCTCAGGTGCGCCGTAAGGATCGACCTTGTATTGCTCAAAGTCGTCCTGCACACAGACAACATAGCTGATCTGGTAAAGACTGGTGATATCCCCGTGTATGGAAGTCACCATCGCCCCCACTACCGGCGTCTGATCCAGGTAGTCTTGCAGCATTGACTGACTGCGCAACACTTCCCGTGTCTCCGGCCAGATAGAACCCTGTTGTGGAACAACCTTGGGTTTAACTTTGATAATTGCGTGGGTAATCATTACACCACATACTTGAGGGTGTAGAGGTAGTCTTGTTCATACGACTCGGCCGCACATGCAGCGGCCATTGACGAGAGCAGCTTGGGCAAGTCGCGGGGGTTGAATTTGGCAACTTCTGCTGTCAGGGCAAGTGATCGTCCCTCTTTCTTCACAAACTCATCACGAGAGGAGCAGAAGGTGGCTTGCACCCGAATTTCACGAGGCTGCTCTCCTGGCATGATGTGGGCAGTGAAGCCACGGGGGGAATGGCGCAGCCGACTGGTGTCGTGCTTGGAAACGGGACGGTTGAAATGCACAAAGAAGGGTTTGAATGACATCATTAATTTCCTTAATTCAGAACAACGAGTTGTTTCTCTTCTTGCGGGTTGATGGCCGCAGCAAGGGCTTTGGTGGTTTCATAACTGAGCTTCTGGCCTTTGGCAACGTAGACACCGCTGTGTCCACCCTTGAGGCGCGACCAGGACGTGTTGTGATCGACCGTGGTCCCATTCGGGCCTGGAACAGAGTGAAGGCCCCATTGCTTGCCGTGGAACACATCAAACACATTGCGGGAAACCCGCTGAACAAAGAATTCCATTATTACTCCACTTAAAACCTGTGACCAGCGATTTCTTTTTCTTCTTCTGTGAGGGATTCCCACACTTCACCGTCCACGTCCAGATGTAAGGGCTCCCCCGGAGCCCATGATGGACAGGGGTCTGGAATGTTCTTGTATTCCGGAGCTTTCTGGTAGAAGTTGTCAAAAGGTTTATGGACACCACGCCCGCATTCCTTGGTGGTTCCTTCCACCGTGTAATTGGAATATCCGTAGGCACGATAGACACAGTACCTACAGTTGTCGCATTGCATGAGTATTCCTTTAATTGTTGAAAACCTTCAACTCACCTAGGCATTCCACAACGGGATGCCCACCGTGCTCTTGCTTGGCCTGTTGCAGGGCCTGCTCGGCTGTGTCGGCTTGTGCCATACCCAGCACCACATCAAACGGGTATTCCCCGCTAAGAACGAGATAGTCCATTACATTTTCTCCACATTAAATTGAGTAATTGGTTCCTGCTCTTGGCTCATGAGATGAGTACCCACAAGGACAAGATAGAAATACACCAGATCAAGAAAAGCCACCTCATTCCCCTACTCTTCCCAGGAAACCACCACGCACACCATGTCGGCGGGCGGTGGGAATTCTTTCCATCCTTTACAACAGGAAAGGGGAATGCGCGCGGTGTGCTTGGTTTTGGCAACACGATAGTCCCAGGAGATCCAATTCCACGCCGGGGTTGGCGCGGGTCTCCACTCCTCAGACCTGCCCACGAGGCGGGCTTCAATCGCCCGACCAGCGTCAAAAGCCATCATGACGGCAATCTTTTCTTTCAGCGTATTCATTAAATCTCCTAATGAAGCAGCAGCCGATCAACGTCTTGTTGGGTGATGAGCCCAACTTTGGCTAGCTCATGCACAACGTCTGAGTAGGTTTCCCAGGCTGTGGCATCAAAGATGGACATCCCATCAATAGCTGGTTGACTGGCATTCAATGCCTGCAAAAGCAATGCATTATCCAATTTAATACCTTGTTGGTGCCCGGAGCGGGAGTCGAACCCGCAAGGCTTGGGCCGGCAGATTTTAAACAGACATACCACACCATAAAGCAAACAAATCTCTGTCTGCTAAATAGGAATAGTAGTCACCTTGTTCTTGCCAAACTGTCCAGAACTTTAAATCAAGTTCTTTGGTGTCCCATAAATCTAAAAAATCTTCTGGCATCAGTTATGTGCCTTTCCAGAACATTGCCGGGAACAATAGGGACCGGCCCTCCCTTTACGCCAATTATTTTTGACGTGATTTAATTAGTGGTCGGCGTGGTGGGACTCGAACCCACAATCCCGAAGGCAACAAGGTTTAAGCTTGTTCTGTATCCCATTCCAGCACACGCCGTTTATACCTATATTATATCATGTTTAATCCCGGTCCATCAGTCCACCCCAAACACTTCGTCGTCTTCCAGGTGTGCAGCCTTCGAGGCCATGCAGATCTCAGCCACTTCGAGGATGCCCTCATTAATGGCGTTAATTGTGCTCTTGTCGAGCACGTTGCTCCGCTTGGCAGCAACAATGGGTGCAGGAGCCGGGCGGCGTGGGCTGTGGTCGAAGTCGGTGACGATGCCCAGGTTGGGGCGGGTTTCGGCACTGATGGCAATGCGACGGGCAACCCAATTGCCGGTACCACGGACATGATCGACCTTGCCTGCGTTGATCTGCTTGGCGGTTGCGTTGATGAGCGCGGAGGCCAGGGCGGTGGGACGTTG